GCTTCCAGGTCATAAGTGCAGAAATACTTATTACCAGAAACAAGAGCGGAAACGGTGGTCGTAGCATCTGCATCTGCATAGAACTTAGGATTAAGTTTAGTATGAGCAGCGCCCTGAGGATCAATATAATTAGCTTCCCATCCAGCAGACGAAGTTCCCTGCGAAGGAAGAGCCGTGCCACTAGCCACGAAAACTTCAGTTCTCATAATGTACTTACTACCGCTAACACCAGCAACTTTGCCATTACCAAACATGATAGCCATAGATTTAGCAGAGAACAGAGCGTCTTCGAGAGTTACATTGATCTCTTTACCATAGTCCCAAACAATCAGAGGAGGATTACCTTTGCCGCCACGAGCCTCAGTAGTTTCAGCAGTTTGTTCAATAGTGGAAACTTTTAAAGTATCAAGGTAGAGCACCGGAACGGTAGGCTTACCGTCATTACCCAGTTTATAGAACGTAACGTCCGCAACTTCCTTGATGCCATAACGATCTAAAATACTAGCCATTATATAGCCTCCTTAATTTATTCTTGATTTTTTATCCAATAAATAGGATGAATTTTTTTACTATCCGCGCCCGCAAGTAATGAGTCAATATCAAGTTGGTATTTCTCCTTTCCTTGATACATTGGCATCAAAATTCGTACAGCGGCATAGCTTAGCTCTCCAATATTAAGTGGATTTAACCCGATTCCCATACAACAAATTGATGCAAGTATAGTTGTAAGTGTTAATCCATTTTTTTCTTGTTGCTTTGCCTTTACACGATCACGATAGCGAGCCTTCGCGCGCATCATCCGAATTTTCGGATTCTCATTTTTACGCGGCGGTTCAATCATTCTGTCACCGATACTGGCGCGAATTGCATTTTGAAAGTCAAAATAGTTCTATTCATCAAGTGCGCGCAAAGACTTTAATGTCTTATCTTCATTTTCAAATATAATTGCTTTTTCCTCATAAAGAAATGAAACTTTTTCATGCGTAAATAACTAAAATGCCATTTTCGTATTCAATTCAAATTCTTTATTATGAAAACAGTTATTTAATAAGAATTCTAACGGTGTCAATAAGTCTTTTGTGTCACCTGATTTTTTTGCTAATTCATCTTCAAGCTCTTCCTAACTTAAAGTCAATAACTTATAAAATAGAAAGAAAGAATCATTAGTTGCGTCAAGTACAGTAGGTGGATATATTAAACAAAGTTTTTTAAAGTCTTGGGGTTTCCCCAAAAAGAACTTTGTATTATTCATACTACTGAATTGAGAAATTCATTTCATAACAGGAAATCTCATCAGTTAAAAAGTTCAGCGCAAAATCTCCACCTTGAATTTTCCCCAAACCATTAACATTTTTATTATTTAAAGACTTTAAAATCTCTCCCATTATTGCGAAAGGTCTTAAATTTGAATCCTTAATAATCCACTATGTTAAAGGTACAAACACTTCAATTGCCAAACCTACATCTTGAATTTGATCGTTCTCATTATTTATCGAGCCATTTACAACTCGTAAAGAAATCAAACTTTGCGCCGTCTCTTTCGGGCCGACACGTGGTACTATTTTAATGAGTTTTTCAAATATCAAATTCTTAATCTATTCTGCCGTTAAATCCGCATTACTTAACGGATCTTTATCACTATAATAAAGTAATTTTAAAAGATTTTGATTAGATTGAAGGCGCGAGACAATCTTCTAAAGGTTTATACCCATCTCGCTTAAACTGCGTACATTCATGGCTGTTCCTCCGGTATACCTTGCTCAAGCCAGTAGAATTCTTCATCAGTATCACTTGAAGTCTTTTCTGGCGCCGGAGTCAAGTCATATTCATAAATAGGATCAACCGTTACATATTCAACACCTTCGGTAGATTGAATATCATAACCAGTTACACGATAGTATTCCTAAAGTGGCTTCTCGCCAATAATCAAGTAATCATCTTTACGGATAAAAGGCGTAGTCGGCATCACAAAGAAACTCGACTTCAAATTCTCATTATACAATGTATCCATACGGCTTCTAGACTTCAACTCATCCTTCAGCATATTATCCTCTTGACCATACATATATGCCCATGATGTTTGCGTTGAACCATCGCGCGCCGTCCAAGTCAAGAAATGCGTCATTCGTAACATTATATAACGATTATATCCACTCGCTTTAATCTTCTCAAGATAATAAACCATCCATGGTTTTAAATTACCATCTTTATCCGGCAATTCCAAAATCGTGCCGCCAGGAATATTCACATCAACATAAGTCAATAAATAGTGCATTGACTCAGTTTCATCCTATTTATACTTTTCAAAACTTCCAACCCGATCGACATCATCATACATAAAATGAATACGATAAACTGACCTCTTCAAGTATAAATCAAAGAGGCGTTCACGTTTTGTCTACATTCGAGCCTGATAATCATATCCATCATGATTCAGTCTTAACTTGTATCTATCCAAATAGTTCATTGAACTCACCCTTTGATAATAAATTCATACAATCAAAAATGGTCTTTCTAAAGTACTCATATCTCAAATATCGAAGGGAGCTTATTTTCTAATATAAAGAAATAAAATTAATGGTTCTGCGCTCTTCAGGCACGCCCTCTAATTCAATCAAAATGGAGTCCAGATATGGTATCCAGGCTCCATCCTTTTCAAACTCACACAGTAAACCAAATAATCTATTCTTTAACTTATTAATATAGGAATCAGTAACTTCACTAATCATTGTATTTTCGTGCCAAGATTCCGGTATCTATAAGGTTTATCCTCAATAGAACGATAATAAATTGACTCCAGCTTTGCGGCATGCTTTTGCTCGCCCGCCAGCATCGCATTAAACTTATCAATTAAGTTAGCTTGCGAGAAATCTCTTTCCTCATAGAGCGGCTTGACGTTCTCCCATGTTAATATAGTTCGATTTAACCACTCAACTTTCATATAAGTAGCTAAAATCTAAATTTCGATATCAGAAAGATCATTATCAAATCCATCTAGTGTATAGGTTAATGGAGTGCGAGGAAACTTGAAGCGTACTACTGCGCCTTGTAAGAGGGTAAAAAGGTCTTCCTCAGTTGCTTCATCTTCCCAATCTTCCCACTCATCATCCAATATTTTACTTAAAAAGGCATCATATACAGTAGTAAACTCAGTCATTTATCTCACTCCTTGCGGCCCTCTTCATCTGCTTTATTTAATCTAATCGCAGTCATGATATCTCTGCCGCATTTCTCCTGCATGAAGTCGCATTTATCTACATCGACAAGTTTATTCTCGATCGCATAGTCGGCCAATAACTCGACTTGTTCTCTTGAAAGTTCATCGACCTTTTTCTTAAAGTCATTCAACGATAAATTAACCCAGTATTGACGTCTCTGCTTATCATTCAGAACGATTACATTAACCGGTTCTTTTGCATCTTCAGGCTCAATTCCAAGTTCTTTTTTCGCTTCCATGTCCTCAATATAAAGCATACCTTGATCAAACATATACTTTACACCAGGTTCAAACATTATCTGCTCAAGAGTATCTTTCTCAATTTCGACCGTCGCGCCGCTTGTGCGCCATTGAGCTTTGAAAGGTATATAAGGTAATGAAATACTTACCAAACCTCTAGTCTAACTAACTACTTTTACTTTACTCATTATAATTCTCCTTTTCTCTCATAAATTAATTAAGCGGAGAGGGAGTAAATTCCCTCCCCGCCAATATTAAAATCAATATCCGTAAGGCTGATCGTAGGTCTGGGCAATACCAGTGTTCTGATAGATACCCCAGTTGTGATGCGCAAGAATAGCGCAACCCATTTTCTTGTAAGCGTAAACTTCGAAGGAGTTGTCGCGATTCTGGAAGTCGTGGATTTGAGTAGCGCCTTCAAGAACAACTTTAACAACTTTTTCGCCAGCAGCGGGAAGTACGTAAGCAAGCTGAGGATCAATCTGGGTCTTGGTGTTGGACTCATCAGTAAAGGACTGAGGAATCTGAACAATCGGAGCACCACGGAAGATGTTGATATATCCAGTTCTGTGGATCTGCTCAATATCGTCAGGAGAATAAACACCCTGGATACCAGCAGTAGCAGTAGGCGTGCCATAAGAAGTGATCGGAACGATCGCATCAGCACCCATCGCACCAACGAATTCCGGAGGAGCAAAGATAACGGGCGAACCATAAGCACGCACGGTATTCATTAATCCAACCATCTTGTCTGCTTCGAACGTAGCAGAGGAAACTTTGTTGGCATCAGGACGACCTTTCGCGTTGAGAGCCGCGCGCAGAGCACGCTGAACTTCAACAAAGACCGCGTCGGTCAGACCTTCAGTGATAATGTCCATAACTTCAGCAAGAGACTCAGCGCCATCAAGCAGTCTTTCGAAGTCGATCGTAGCGCCACCGCCAACTGCATGAGCCTTTACTTCGAAGGTGTCAGCGTCAAGACGGAAGGTCTCATATACGCCAGAAAGACCAACTTGAGTAAGGAATTTCTTAGCACGCATTTTGCCAAGCTTTCTCTTGAACATAGCTTTCTCGCCCTGGCCGATAACGCGAACTTCCGCAATCGGAGAGAGAGCAGCGATAACGTTCTTCGGAACAATTTCATCAGCAACGGAAATTATAATATCATAGATATCATAACGATTTTTCATAAACTGGTTAATGCTGCCGGCGAGGGACTTAAGTCCATCAACAAAAGCCGCATTAACATCTACTTCCTGGTTTGCATAGCAAGCCGGAACGGTTCCCTTCGCAGCGTGAAGGGCAATTTCTTTTAATTCACTAAGTGTCATTTTAATTACCCTCCTTTAATTAGTCAGCATAAACCTGGAACATAACAGCATCTGTTCCGTCAGGCATCGTGGTTTTGCGAATAACGCGCATCTTCAGTCCAGTAGAAGGAGCAGAGGACGAAACTACAGGTGCGCCAACGGTAGAAATCGTACCGTAGATCGGAGTAGTTGCAAGTGCATCCAGAGCGGATAAGAAAGCGCTATTATCCGAATATTCGGAACTATCATAGCAGAAGCAGTTCGTGGTGTACTTGTCACCAACAGCAAGGTAGCCAAGACGAGGAAGGAACTCTTCAGAACCATCACCATTCAGAGCGAAGTTCTTCAGACCAGGCGTTCTTTCGTCATAAATATGCTCGGCGCTATAAACCAGAGCAACAGGCAGAGTGTTTGAAGCAGCCGCAAAGCCAACTTCTCTTTTAACATTGTCAACAGCAAGGATCATACCATTTTCAACCTTGGCAGTTTTAAAATTGGACGTATTGGCGGTGCACTGGGCTTCAATACGGCCATCTCTACGGAAGGCGCAGTTGTTGATTTCAACCTGGCCGTAACCGTCAATTACAAATCTTTGTAAAGCCATTTGAATTAACCTCCATATTACTTTTTGTAATGAGATAAAATTTCTTCGACTCCGGTAAGGCCAGAGTTCTTAAACATATAGCCAACGCCTTCATTTTCTGTGGTGAACATCTTACCAGTTTTCTTCATCTCGTAAGCAAGTCTCATATCGAGTTCCTCAAGAGTGTAATTAGCTTTATCGGCGCGATATGTATCAAGAATCTCTTTATCAAGAGTCGTCGCATACTGGTCGATGACTGCATCCTTTTGTTCTCCCTCGATCTTTAACTTGTACTGAACAAGAACCTCATTGTCAGATTTTAAAGCAGCGCATTGGCCCTCAAGATCAGTAACCTGAGTATTTAATGACTCAAGTTGAGTTCGATTAGTTTCTGCTTCCGATTGTAAAGTAGCAATGCTAGCATCCTTCTCTTCAATTTTGGAGTTCAGATCTACAACCAAAGAAGCGTTAGTTTCTGCATTAAGCAGATTTTCATTTACTTCCGCATAAGTATCGCCATTCAGGTGACGTAACTTTTCTACGGCCTCGTACTCGCTTTCGGTAACATCGATTACGCGCACAGGCACGACTTCCTCAGAAAAAGTTACGCTATCCTCATTTTTAGTGTACATAACACGCACGTATCTTCCATTATCATATTCATAAACAAGAGCGTAATCGTCATAAATTTCGCACACGGATGCGCGAATCTGCCAACCGCCTTCTTCATTATAATTCGGATTTACGTGTTCCCAAATAAGGTCGAACTTTTCCCTATCGGAAAGTGCAAAGTTCAAAGGCATAGGACTCGTACCTCCTTTAGTAAACATTTTAATTTTATTGATTGCTGTTTCTATGGATTCTTGTAAGGAGAAGAACGATGCTCCTTCGAAGCAAGGTTCAACTTTCTCACCCAGAACCTAAAGACCTAAAAAACTACCGTGTTCAAATACAATGTATTGTTGGTCATCAATAGTTTGATAATGGTAAGTAAGGCTCGGCGCATACAACTCCATAGATTGGCTTTTACCAGTTATGGTAGCCGCTTCAGGATATAAAGCAGTAAAAAGATAGACATCAGAGCAAGCGTAAGTTCTTACGACGCCGTCTTCATCTTCGTGGTCTTCCCAAGCAAAATTATTTTGCTCAGGAACGATACCGTAGATACGGCCTTCAGAACGAAACATACCATGGTCTGTAAAATCATCATCCCCATAAATACCCTTCACCGGGACATAATGTAAACTACTAATCAGTTCTTCAGCGAATTCATCAGTAATATATGTTCCATTTCGGTTTCCATACTTATAAAAGATACGACACCTAGCTTTTGTTAAGACATCATTAACTTTTTGTGCCTCACCATAGATACTTATTGGAAACTCCGTTTGTACCATTAGTCAGAGCCTCCTTGTCTATCAATAGCATTTTCATTTTGAATTGTTTTGTCTGTTTTATCTTCCAGTTTCTTCTCTGGCCTACCAGGTTCACCCTTCGCGCTTTGAGTAGAAGAAATTGAAAGAGGAATTAACTTTTCGTGTAATTTCAATACATCATTTTCCAAATCTTTGATGTTTAAGAAGTCGCGTTGTTGTAATCCAGATGCGAGCGCAGGAATAAGGAAACTATATCCACTCTGCGCCATCTTTAATGTGTTATCAATGAATTCGTCTTGAGTATAAATTGAAATAGGAATTATCACATACTTGAAATTGATTGTATTATTAGCAAATAAGTAATTAACTACATCACCAGTAAAACGACCAAATTGACGACCAAGAACCATCATTAAAGACATATCATTCTTAATAGAGGTCATAATTGCTTGCGTCCCAGTGGCGCTGAAAATTTGCGCGCTGGCGCCAGCTTCGGAATATACGTTTTGCAGCATCTTTTCAAGCGAATTGTTGACATTATCAGCCGATGTCTTGGAGATAATAGCTTCAACATCCGCGTAGGTAGTTAGAACAGAAATGTTCTTGTTTCCTTGTAAAGCATTGACAGCAGCTTGGTGCAATTCTTCAGCTTCAATCGGTTCAAACAGTAACTGACCATCTTGTAAGTGTGGTATTTTCTGGACTACGATTTTACGTACTTCCTCAAGTTCCCGTTCGCGCTCGGTGTCAACTGCATCATCATATTGAATCGTTGCAGGAATAACACTTAAGAAAGGTGGCACGCCATCATCTAAAAACGAGAAGCAAACAGAAATCGCAGAGTCAAGAACTACCCATGGATCTCCACCTTTGGACTTATACTGCTTATACTTTTTACGAACCTCTGACGGATAAGATTCAAGAACCTGTCGTCTCAACTTCTCATTTTCAATAGTATCAAAATACTGAACATTGAACTCAAGAATGTCGTGTCCGTTGGTATCGCGCAGTAAAGACCGGCAGTATCCCCATGGCAAATCCAGTAACCCGGCGCCATCTTTGGAAAGACCTAATAAAATACCGTAATAAGTTCCATCCACCAAACAATCTATCGCTATCTTCGTAAACCATTCTTCCCAAGGAATCCGGCTTAAAAACTCCAAACTATCATTATACCTCTTAACCAAAGAGTCATTGGAGAGCTTATTTTTGCCCTTCGGCTAAGGGACTAGGATACCCTAGTACGTCAAAAGCGTAGCATAATAAAGAATGATGCGTTTATAAAGACCGTTCTTCTCGAAGAATTTACGGGATAGTGTATGCTTTTCACTTAATGATCCTGTTGCGATAATATCATCGACTTGTTCGGGTGTATATTCAATAACATGACGATATTTCCGCAGATAGAACTCATCAGCGCTTAAAATAGATTGTTCTCTGGAAGTAGCACGCAAAGTAACATTCATTTTCTTTGCGAAGTTAGATAAACTTTGTAACTTTTTGGTTTCTTCGTTAGCCATTGATTATTTTCCTCCCGAAAAGAACATCAGTTTGCGTCCCTGCGATCCTGCTCTGCGCGCCGCCTTCTGATATGCAGCTTCTTCAATTTCTTTGATTCGCCACAGTCCATAAGCCAGCGCGGAGTATTTATCCTTTGGGAAACGAGAGTTAATTTGTTCAACCTACAACTCCAAGCCAGTATGCTTTAGGCGCAAATTCGCCATTTCCTCAAACAACTTGGTGGTAAGTTCATGTGGCATGAGGCGCTTAATGCGCCGTTCTGTTGACATTTTCTATCCTACTTGTGTCGCAAGTAGCGCTGACCGCGCTTCTTGTTCAGTAATCAGAAATCTTACCATACCACTATTTAATCTCGTATAAGCATTACCATGAATTTTAGAGTTCAGCGGACCATTTGCTTTCAAAGAATAAAGGATCTAA